TGCTTGTGTCCAGTAGCTAAAGCAAAAGCATCTCGTAGAGCATTATACTCTGCATTTACTGGTGCAGCTTTAATAATCGCATTAGCGATAATGTCAGCTGCTGATTGTCTTGAATAACCTGCCATGTTATAACCTGTCTCCTACCCCAAATGTAATCACTAAGCCTTGTATACTGTGTGATGCATCTGTGTCATTAGTTACGAATTTTAAAGATGCGGATTTACCAGACCCTGATATATTAGTTCTTTGAACTGGTGATGGATTACCATCAAATATTGCAGTGCTATTATATGTAGCCTCATTAAAAAAGGCTGCAGCACCTGCTGTTGATAAATTAAAGTTAGTTGGATTTAGTGTGTCTACGTCTTCATAGTCATATACTGCTGACATAACTATTGTGTTATCACCTTCAGAACGTAAATAAGTAGCTACGTTATAAAATATTTTTCTTTGCTCTGGATCTTGCATATGAAAGAAGGGAGTTTGAAAAATACTAAATATTGGGTCTCCTCCAAAATTATTACCCACTTCTTGCTGCTGTACTTTACCTGCTGAAGTACCGTGTATAACAATTTCGTTTTGTCCTATGTAACCACTAGCTGCACATGTAGCTGTAATACCTAACATCTGACTGTATTCAAACTGTAGACCATTAGGTGTTTGTCTAAAACCGCCTATGATACCTTGAGTATCACTACCTGCAAAGAAATATCTAAACTGTGTTTTTTGTCTTATAACTACTGCATTTAAACCTTCTAGATCAATATCAAATATAATATCTGTAAAAATAGACTGAATGTTTTTAGATACTGTTTCTAAATTAACGTCACCAATCTTAGCTGTACCTGAAATAGGACGTAAGCCGTCTTGAGATAAGAATAATAAGTCACCACCTATTTCTATAACACTATCTGTAGCTAGACATCCAAGGTCATCTGTAACAGTCTGAAGTACAAAGTTAGCTAACGCAGTTCCTGACAGTTTTTTAATATTAGTCGAACCAAATATAAACAACTCGTTTCTAAATGACTTAATAGCAACTATAGGAAAACCTACATTTATAACTCCTGCACCATTACTTGATGCAAAGTCTGTTTCTGCTAGTGGAGCACTAAAAAAGAGTTTAGTTGGGTGTGCAGGATCTCCTGCTAAGAATAAATGATTTTGAAATATTGCAGAAAACTTAGGATCTGTAGGAGCACTGCTATGGGTAATCTGTGTATATGTTGTGCCATCATATGTTGATGCAGGGTTTATACCATCTGTTAAAACTACTTTTGGTGTGGCAAAGTTAAACTTAGAAAACCTAACCTTAGTTACCCCTACCATTGTAGGTGAACCTGCAGTTGTTACAGCATCCCAAGCTGAACTAGAGGTATTCCATTTATGTAAGTAGTTATTACCTGATGATGGTTTTCTACAAGCTAGTATGCCATCGTTTATACCGTCAGCTACACAAACACCTAGTACACTTCCTGTTCCTGTAACTGTGCCGTAGTTATTAGCAAATCCATTTATTTTTCTGTAGCCACCAGTAACAGCAGGTTCATAGTTAATTAAAGAGACAGCAGAACCAGGTTGGTTCTCACCCTGAGATAACACATCTCTGCTAGTGTTTAGTCCTCCTTGGCAGAAGACTTTAAAGGAAGCTAAATTTTCGGGCATTACACAATACTACTAATAGTGTTACTAAATGACTTGTTTCTTTGTATTACCGTTGACCTAACATCTAGTGGATCATCCATAAGTATCCGTCTCATAGATCGTATACCATCTTGAAAGTTTTGTTGATGTATAGCAGCACTTTGATCATTAGATCTAAATCTCATCATGTACATCATAGCACCATCAATAAGTACGTGATTAAATCTATCTGGTATTATAGATGTATCATTAAAAGCAGTTAAGTCAGCAGGAAATGAAAAGTATACATATTCTACTACATAGCTATCGTTTGGTACAGGTGTAACACCAAACTTTGCTTCTAATGTTTGATAGACACGTTGTGGTGCAGATATACCAGAACCAGTATCACCTTCATCATCTAATCCACGAAACCTTTGAGTATACTCTTCAAAAGATATTGTAGGAAGAAAACTAGGTGTATTACCTGCAGATCCTAATTTCTTTATATAAAAGGTATCCCAGTCTACAGAAGCAAAATCAGCAGGAAAAGCATATTGCCTAGTAGCTGCTGTTAAGGTCTGTGTATTTGTTGTCTTTAAGAATGGAAACTCTTGTCCTGTTTGGACTATATTTCTAATGGAGTTATTAATAGCATCTTTAGCAAGTGCTTGAACATTACGCACTGTAGTAAAGCCATCACCTGCTGTATCTAACGTCACTTCGTTTAAACGAACAAGAAGTTGGTTGACCAGTGTTATGTAAGTTGCCATAAAAAAATCCCTTAGATAAGCTTAAAGGGGCAAGTTTCCCTGCCCCCTAAGTTAGTTATGCAAGTGCATCACGATCTACTTCATTAGCAGTACCGTCATTACCTATATCTGTGCAATCCATCATCCATGCCCAAATTCGGATCTTGCCTGTAGTAACAGCACCACCAGACAATGTTGCAATTGTCATGTCGATGTTGTCATCAGCTACAGCCATTAATGGTTGGAATGCCGCAGGGTTCTGTGCAACTACTGCTGCTGCAGATGTACCATCAAATCCATCTACAAAACAATCGGCATCAGCCCCTGTTCCTAGATCTAGAGTTAATGTAGAACCGTCAGAAGCTGTATCAACTTCCATACCTGCATTAAGGATCATAGTTCCTTTTTTGACAGCAATTACTGGAACGACATCAGAAGCTGCAAGAGCAGAACCTTTGTCAGACAAAGCAGTTGCTAGATTCAAAACAGTTTGAACCATGTAGGGTTTTCTACCTGGGTTAGCATTGGCTCCCCGAGCAGACTGAAGTGTATTATCACCTAAAGCCATAATTCAATCTCCCCTTACGCTGCGTTATATTTAGCAGTTACGATTGCTTCTGGACGAAGAATCTTTCTGCCGTATAGATGCATACCACGAACGATGTCAGCAAAGCTGTCAGGGTCACGATATGTTTCAGTCTTACTGATCTGCTCGGCAGTTGCTACTGCTGAGTCATGACCTGCAACGATCACACCAAAGTTAGTGTTTTGGTTTGCAGAACCTGCAGTTCCTGAACCTGTACCTACGTGAGGAAGGTTTGAGGAAGTATAGAGTCTGAAGCCATGCATGTTGTTCAGTACTAGACCATTACGTAGAGCACCTGATTCACCGTAATCAGCGTTTAAGAATCGAGAATCCTCATCGGCTAAGATTTCCATGAATACTGGGTCAACTACGAGCCACCTACCTTGTGAATCAACTTGTTGTTGATCTAACAAACGCTTCATGCGTGATATAATCATCGCAGGAGAAACAGTTGCTGTTGGTAGTGCAGTTGCACCTGGTAAACGTGCTGCTACAGGAATTGAGTGATCTCCTGCAGAAGACGTTGTAATGTTACCAAATGAAGACTTGATAAGTTTCATTGAAGATAACAACTCGTCTGAACCTGCTGTTGCTACAGCTTTTGAACCATTTGTTTGGTCATTAACTGTGTCAGCATCAGTGTGTAGTGCAGACTGTTTATAACCTGATAGATAGCCAAGAACTTCTTGGTCATGCTGATCAGCTAAACGATATGCTGCACGATTGGTAGCAAGATCCATAAAGTTGACATGTGAATGAGCTTCCTCAATATCGTCAATCTTAAAAGCATAGTAGTTAGCTTTATCAACGACTAGAGAAAAGTCTTCATCGTCAAGATCCTGTGCGTTGACCTGTGTCCCACGAGCATATGCGCTCACTGAAATTTCAGGTTCTTTGATGATTTTCACCGTATCACCTTGGGCAGCTATCTCCCCAAAATAATCTGAATTGGTGATGTCACCACATACTGTACTCTTGCGGAATGCAAGTTGTACTTTTTTGGAGTATATGATACTGGAAAAGTTACCGTTAGGTAAGTTACCGTATCCTCCTGCTGTTGTAAAAGCCATGATAAAATCCTCCTGATATTTGGCTTGAATTAAGCTTAAACATCTAAAAGGGGCTGTACGTTTTCTAGGGTGCAGTTAATATTTACTTGCGCTAGCAAATACCACTGGGCCTATACTTGTCCAGGTAGTTCTTCTTAGTTTAGACTTCTTATGAATTTGAGTATGACAAAAGGTAGTCAAAGTGAGGCTTTTGTCAATATACCCATAGTTATACTGCTGAAAATTGATTTGTCAACAGTTTTATCTAGCTTTGCCAGATACATCGTAAACAAATTTACCCGAACGGATAGCTTTGTTAATTTCGTCAGATCGTTCTTCAAACTCCATATCGGACATTTTTGCAACTTCTGACTCACGAATTGCGTCATTTGCATCTTCTACATCTACTTGTGTCTTAGTACGTTTAGTTACAGTAGAAGCTGCATCTTTTGCTTTTGCTTTCTTTGCACTCTTAGTTAAACCCTTGTCTACTTTGTATAGATCTATAACACGAACTACAGAAGCAGGGTCATCTGAGTTTTCATATAGTGCATCTTGTACCCATTTAGGTTGTTCTTCAACCCAAGTATGAAACTCTTCGGATGCACGTAGGTCATCAAAGTCTTCATGAGATTTACGTATAACACTTTCAGCTTTAGTTCTTTCAGCTTCTGTTTGAATCTTATCAAACTCTTGCATACGAGCTTCAGCTTTACTAAACATCTCTTGAGCTTTTTTAGCAGCAATAGTTTCTACAATACCTGCTACGTCTGGATACTCTTTAGACCATTCTTCTATATCTTCATCAGACTTAGGTGGTACAATAGATTCTTTTTCTAATCGTTTTTCAAAGGCTTGAAACTTTTCGTCCCATTCCTTTTCCTTATCTTGCATGTGGCGTCTTAGATCACCGTAACGCTTTTTAAACGATTTTTCTTCAGCAGATAACGTTTCTTCTTTAACTTCTGTATCGGCCTCTTTTTCTTTGGAAGCTTCTTTTTCTGGTTGCTGTTCTTCGTCTTCTTCTCCACGTTGTTCAGCTTCAAGTTTACGAATCTCCTCTTCTTCAGCTTCCATTCGGTTACGTTTCTTTTCGTGATTGTAACCTCTGTCTACAAATCCTGCTGTCTTTTGTGTTTCTACTTCTGCTAGTTCAGGCATATTTTTTCCTTTTCTGTTGGGGTCAGCCGAAGCTGAGTAGCCTTATTATTTCTTTGCCTTTTTCTTTTTTTGCATCAATCCACCTCTGTTTAAACTTACTGTACCAGAAGGATTTTGACTTGATGCTGAAAGTGATTTTTCTAAATCAGCTACATTTTTTGCTGTTTGTACTGAATCAGTTGAGCTTTTTATATAACTATCTTTATTTTTCTGCAATTTGTTAAAAGCTTGTCTAGCTTTTTGTTTTCTGCTGTCTCCTGCTTGTTTAGATTTTTTACTATCAAATCCTTTGCCTTTTTTATAATCTGAAACTGTGTTAATATCAGGTATATTTTTAAAACCATCTACTTCATACTGATATTTTGCTACGTTGTTAGCATGTTTGTTTGCTGTTGGGAATATTTGATCAAGAAAATTTATTAAACCCCCCGCTTGTTTTTTATACTCCATAATTTCTTCGCCAATTGTTTCAGCCAGGTCATCATGACCTCTGGCATCTGCAATGATTTGAGCTGCTTGCATATCCTGTAAGTTTTTTAATCCTTTACCTACTTGAAATGCTGCTACTAATGCTGGACCTGTTGAACCTAAAAGCATATAACCTGCACCTTGTAAAAACCTACCAGTACTAGAGTCTATGTTACCACTTTTAGCATCGTCTACAAACTTTCTAATAGCAGCAGGGTCGTCCCAATTTACCTGTGCTCCCCAAGGTTTATCTTCTTTTTCCTCTCCACCTGGAGGTGTTATTGTAGGATTACCACCACCACCACCTCTTTTAGATCTATACATATTGTATTCAGCTAGAGTCATAGTGTATTTATCGGCTATTGCTTTTTTTCTTTCTACTTCACTATTTACAGTTCTAGTCTGACCAGATGTATTATATAAGGTAATAGGAGTAAAAGCTTTAACTTCAGTTTGTTGTACACCCTGATTATTATTAGTATTACTAGTAGAGTCAAATATTGTAGAACCTAATGGAATACCTGTGTAATTTTGATCTATAGCAGCTTTTCCTTGATCTAGAAAATCCTGTCCGACTTGAGCTGATGTTTTACCACCTAACATATCAGCCTCTACATCACCACCCCCATACATCATTACTGGATTACCTACAGCTTTAGCAGGTGGTTGTTCAAGAAGTTCTTGTTGTGCTTTGTAAGCATTTACAGAACCACCTTGAGACATACCCATCATCTCTTGTATAGCTTGCATTTCTTCTGGAGATAGCTCTTCGGTATTTATTGGTCCACCTGCAGGTACAGGTTCTCCGCCTATTCTACCATTCATTTCCATCTCTTGCAAGCCCATTTTTGCTCTTTTTCGCAAATCTTCAAAAAACTTTACACCATAATAACGAACAACATCAGCAGGAACTACATACTCACCATCAGACAGCTGTGCAGGTATATCATCTCGTACTTCCTCAGCCATAGAACCTGACGGTATATCATTACCTGAGACTGGATCTACATCCATACCATCATCTGTTAGACCACCTTCATCCATAAAAGCCATCTGCATTTGTTTATCCATCATGGCTCCACCTTTATTTAATCGTTTGTTGTACCAGTAAGTTTCAAAC